GCCAAATTAAAGGATAAGATTTATTTTTGTAGATAGTTAGATATTTGTTAAGCTCGTTTTTGTCTCCCCAACCGTAAATAGGTTTTTGATTTCTATTATCAAATAGATTTACAGCTACCATTTTGGATACTTCGACTTTAATTATGTCTTCAACAATTATCATATACCCATCTTATTTTCATCTTGATAGATCAACTTGTTTATATCTGTGTATGTACCTACATTTGTTTGCTCGTAGTGGTCGATATACGTTAGTAAGTCAACGTAAGCCCCTGAGTTATTACTTCTAAAATAATCTGTAATAGTTCCGTAGGATGTATCAAACACCCTTGGAAAATTAACGTTATATTCGTCGTAACATTCAATGTCTCCCTGATATTGATCAATAAATAAATTCCATTGATCAACGTACAAAGGAGTAACATTTACTAACTCGCTTGCTTCCGTTTTAAGCTTACTAACCCCTCTTATAAGGTAAGAATATAGATCGTCGGATAGGTATTGACAAAATATGTACTTAACTATTAAGCCTTGTGCATCTGCTAATCCTTTCCATTCGTACTCCTTACCTTCATAGGTGTATATCTCACCATTTATTAGCTTTTGTAACCATACTGGCGCGCCTTCGTCAAGCACGCCATCTGTATAGTTAGCCACAATTGTGGCCCATAAACTAGGTTTTAAAGCGTTAGTAATCAGCACACGCTCATGATAATAAATAACATCGTCCAACGTCGATTCTGTTTGTATTACGTTTGGATTACGAGTCGTTATATTATTATCTGGGATGTTATTAACACCGCTTTTAAAGAATGTGCTATTTACTATCATTTACTTTTTCTTTGTAGTTTTCTTAACTTTTGGATGTTGCGCAATACCTCTTTTGATTAAATTTGCTGCGGTAGTTTTATTTCCTACTTTAACTATTTGATCTTTTTTAAATATTGAAAAATCATCTTTAAATTGAATTAACATTATACAGGGTCAGATTCTAGAATTGCTAAAGCTGCATCAACATCTAGAACTTTTCTAAATCCTGTTTGGTCTACAGTTCTGATAAGCATTAACAAACGCTTACGAGCTTTAATAGTTAATTCATCTTCGTTAAATTGAGTTCCAACTAGACCCCTAGAAATTACTACACCAGCTTTCTCATATATACGGGCATATCTTCTATCTCCGATTACTATACCGTTGTCAGGCATATTTTCGTCAACTAAAACTAACAAGCCACCTACACTACCAGTGTTTTCATCAAAGATATAGTTGTTGTTTGCGTCTTTCGCAAGAACTAAATCTTCCATAGTAGAAGAACTTACAACAATAACATCAGGTCTGTATTTTGAGCCTCTAGTCCTTGTTATGTCGTTCTTAACTTTGATTGCTAAATCCTTTAGGTTTGCAGCAGGAATTGAACTTGCAACTGCTGTATAAGCTGGAACACTTACCGTTAATCCTTTTAGATTTTGACCTGTGTTATCACCATTAATCAACTGACTATCGATAATTGTTTCAACGTTTACGTTTAAAAACATATCTAACTCAGCGGCTGCTTGCGCTTCATCTTCAAAGAACTCTTCTGTTACTGGCAAAGTATCCCCGACCTTTCTAAGCGGTAAAGAATACCATTCCCACTTTGCAGTAGACTCAGGAAAAACAGCGCCTTCAGCGACCATTGCGGCACTTCTAACAGTAGTTGCAGCGTCCCAATCTCTGTAACGAACAACACCGCCAGTATTAGAGTCGGAAACGGTTATTTTAGGTAACGCGTTATAAAGTGATCTTTCTTTAACTCCTAGTTGTCCGATGTCTGGTAAGAAAAAGCCTTGAGCGTTGTTTGCTACTGAGGCACGACTTGTAAGGGCTTTAATCTCTACTTCACCCGCTTGACCTTTAGCTATTTCTTTAATTTGCTCTCTTTTCTCTACTAATTCCTTAGCAATAGAAAGAGAAGGTGTGTTGCCTTGTGATTTCATTTCTTGTATTACTTCGCCTTGCTTAGCTAATGCGTCTTCTAACGCCTTAACTGTTTTTGTGTCTACCAATCCTTCGAGCTTGGTAGATTGCTCTGTTTTAAAGGTTTCAAAAGCATCTTCAATAGTTTTTACTTCGTCCTTTGTTGCTGCTAGACCTAAGTCTTTTTGGAACTGCTCAACGGATTTATTTACGCTTTCTGCGATTTCCTGTGGTGTCATTTCTGCCATCATTTAAAATTTAAAAAATTATACATTTCATTTATTGCAGTGATGTTATCGGCTGCCTCTTTAATCGCAAGAGTGTCATTAGACGGCTCTAGTTTATTTTCTAACTGTCCAGTTGCGTTGTTTGATCCAAACACAACTAAACTGCTTTCTTTTACATTTTTTGCTTCTTGAATTATAAAGAAATAATTAATCTCTTCAAACTCTTCTTTGTTTGCTATTTCTTTAATGTAAGTGTCAAAATTTAATTTCTCTAGCTTATCGTTAACGTTATCGCTGTTTAACGCAAGCTCTATCTTTACATATTGCATCCTTACGCTTGCCTCTATCTCATCACCACTATTAAGCCATTCTTTAGCCGCTTCATTAATTACCTTGTCTTTAGGTATTTTATAGATTAAAGCTTGTGTGTCTCCTTCATAATCTTTACCTATTGATCTGAAAGGTATTTCCGCAACGATCATTTCTACATATTCCTTTCTTGTAATTACCTTATCAATTTCTAGTTTGTGATCTGCTACTAGATAGTTCTTTCCTTGCTGCTCTTGTACTGTTTTACTCCAAATGCCGTTTAAATGTACATCCATATGACTATCTAATATCTTAGTAGTGTTTACTACTATATAGTAAAAGTCATCATTTAACTCAATATTTTTTAAGGTCTCTAGGTGCTTAGTTACGTTTATTAATTTACTTTTAACGCTTGCGCCCTTATCACAAGATTTAAGCGTGTTAGCCATTTTAAAAGATAATATTTCTTCTTTGTTGTCCTTTAACGCCTTAAATAAATCAATTTTATTATCAAACGTTTTATTTAGTTCTTTACAATTAAACATTTTCTTTACCTTTTAAAACATCAACACTTAGTTCTTCACTACCTTTTTTAACTGCTAGCTTTTCTTTAAGTGCTTTAATTTCTTCCTTTGTTAGTTTCTTATTCATTTTCCATTAAATTTATGCCTAAGCCCTCAAATAAAGCATTTGTATCTTCAGGAGTCATTCCAGCACCTACAAAGTTTTTATAAGCTGTGGATAGTTTTAAAGCCTTATCGGTCTTTATTGTTTCGATATGTTGCATTGGTGCAAGGTGATCAACTGAATATCTTAACGGTCTTTCATCGTAGCCATCAAAGTGTCCCGACATAGTTCTGCATAGGTCTGATAGTATTGGCTCTATCCCCCCTTGTATTAGTTCAACCTCTGATTCCTTTTTGTTGGTGTATGTTGATCCATCAAATACAGGAATTAAATCTTTAGGAACGTTTAATGCGGTTGCTATTGCCGCTGCTGATGTCTTTAGTATCTCATCAATTCCTAAGTCTTTAGCGTTTATATGAAGCGACTTGTAACCAGTCTCTTTATTTAAAAACATTGATCTGTTTTGCCCGTGTTGCATTCCGTATTTGGAATTTGCCCTTTGTATCTTATCTTGATCCTTTTGGTCGAAGTTCTTAGCAACCCCTGGCAGTGTGCTTGCCATAGCCTGATTAAAAAACATTTCTCTACCGTTGGACTTGATAACTATATTCTGAGCCTCAAAGGCTTTTATAACGTTAACCGCTGGCTGTAATACACAATCCAAACGGCTGGGACTGGTAAGTAAGAAATCTTTATTAAGTCCATTTGCTACATCATAAAATCCCATTACATCCCTATAATTAAAGTCTTGGTTAGATGTTGAATTACCTTGAGTTCCTTTTTGTATTTCGTATTTGAATTTGAATTTATCACTTTCAGCTATCTGCTTTCTAGTGAGTAATTTTGTTTGGAAACTACTATCGTTATACGTTATGAATTTAGGGTTTAAATTGTAAAGACTATCTACTCTTTCAATATTCCGTTCAAATCCAACAGCTCCAACAGGCGCCATAAAAACATAACCGCAAGAAATATAGTGAAATAACCACTCTTTTAAAAAGTCTTCTTTGCTTTGAAAGTAATTAGGGTTTTCTATTCTTGCAACTAAAGCGTCGTTAGTTTCATTTTCTTTGTCGCCTTCACGGAAAAAATGCGCTTGTGCTAAGTGATTACCTATTTTATCAATTAATCCAAACAAGATAGGGCAATGCAAAGCGGCTTTACCAGCCGTATAGCCGTCTAACGCTGCTTTTTGATTGCCGATTTCGCTATAAAATAAAGACCCATTAGTGTATCTAGTTACATTAAATCCTAGTCTGTCAAGTAATCCCATTTACAGTTTTTGAATATACAATGCGAATATATACTT